CGATCCGCCATGCCGTCATAAGTCGTTACGGGACAAGGGTTTACGAGTGCAAATTTTCGTATAAGTACGTTCCCCTAAGTGTTTTCAGCCTACGCCACTAGGTAGATACCCTGAGGAATGCCGTAAGTCCTTGCACTGTAACGACTTACGGCGACACTCCGACCCCTAGGTGATGGGCCTAGTACCTATACAGAGTAGGGAGAACCCTAGTGTCAGGGTAGGGTTAGTACGTATACAGATAGGGGAAGAACAATCGGGTCACGTAGGGAAAGCCCTAGGCCGAAAAGGGTAAGCACCTAAGATGCCAATCGGGCACTGGATACTGGCGGATCGGGACCCAAACAGAACCCAAACAGACCAGGGTCAGTACCTAACATCACCCGAACAGCTACCTATCATTGCCCTAACGAGGCAAGCTAAGCCCTTGTCCCGTAAGTACTTACGGCGATTCAGCACCACCACGACCAGGGAGGGGTAGGGTAAACACTGTTAACCTACCGGGTTTATAGGTATATGACCGCGGGAAAACCCTGCCCCCCTTGGGGGGCAGCGCCGTCGCTATAACGTTTTTATAGGGCTCACATTTTTGGCCCAAACATTTCACCGCTTCTTCGCCGTCTTCTTCTTAGCCTTGAACTGATCCGTTCGGGTCATCTTACCGCTCATGGGCTTTTTCTTGCTCATCTTCTTCTTACCGTAGTGGCCGGGCATAGCTACTTCTCCTAACTGTAGAAATCCTAACAAATGACTACCACTTGGCCTTATTGGCCCAGTAGGCGGCAGACATCTTACCTTTCGCGATGTTCTTAGCGTGGCGGGCCTTGAAAGCCTTGTTGCGCTTAGAGCCATCAGGAGAACCAGAGACACCTTGCTGACCGAACCGGATCATTTTAACAGTGCTGCCCTGCTTGGCAAGAACTGCGTGCGACTTTTTCGGGTGCCCTGGAGTTCGCTTCGGCTTGTTATAGCCAGAAAACTTCTCTCCTCTATAGTTAATACTCATAGTATATATATAGTTATAAGTAATACTTATAAGTATTACTAAGGTTCTTCTTATAGATCAGACTCCCTAGCGGGAGCGTTATCTCTGTCGCTCATCTTAGAGTCCCCCATCTATACCCGCGGATAAAAAGAAGGGTTTTTAAGAATTCTAGACCTGCGGTTTGGTATAACACCTGTATGGATTTAGACTCGCCCCGCCGGATTCTACAACTAACGCAGCAGACAGAAGCGTTTGATGACCCTTTGCGGTACTGCGGACCTCCAGTCCGTAGATCAGCGGATCAAATAGAAGATGCTATCAGGAGTCTTCAACAAAAGTACGATAGCCTGCGGGATTCTGGAGCATTTCTCGAAGAAGATCTTGAACCGGGCGAGAAGCCTTTGGAAGCTGGGATCTTACCCGGCTGGCACCTGCACCCCAAGGGCATCTTGCGGGGCTTGTACTCGGTTCCCCCCAGCCGGGTCAAGGTTAGACGGACCTCAGGGGACACCATTCTATAGAAGGCGCTGTAAGGCCCTACAGCGCATCCAGCAATCAACGTGAGCCTAGGGTCAGGGCTACTACTACAAGCGGCACAGAAGGCCGCACAGAGCGATATGAGCGACACGGACAACAAACAGAAGACTGACAAGGACCTGACGGCTATTCTGGAGCAAGCTATCCGCGATCTGGACTGGCTGCTGGATCAGGAGGACGAAGAGGAGGGAGAGGATGAGTGAGGCACGTAGACAGCGAGCCCAGCGCCTTGTTCTAGACCAGCAGCTACAGAACCTTCAGAATGAGCAGAGAGCGAAGGCGGCTGCGCTTGATGCTGAGTTGGCTAATAAGGTGGATGCTTCTGAGTTTCCCACCAAGAGCGCGACTGATGCTGATAAGTTTCTATCCGTAGCTGATGACGGATCATACACGCTGGTAGCTGCCGCTGCGGGTCCTACTGGACCGCAGGGACCGCAGGGACCTCAGGGTCCAACGGGTCCGCAAGGGCCTCAGGGGCCTACTGGTTCTGGAGGAGACAGCGCCGAGGCGATCATGGGCAAGCTGAACTATCAGCTGTCCTCGCCGTTCTTCTCGACGACGAACGCGGGCAACACGAACACCTACCCCAATCCGCTCATCATGTTCGACGACATGATTACGGATCGCCTGTACGGGAGGGGGTCCGAGATCGTGGTCACGCGAACCACTGCGTCGGGCGGGACGTACACGCTGTCGGCCAACGAGCGTCGAGTCATCACGGACGGTAACTACGACAGCAACTATCAGGTTGCGCGAACCACGCACTCGGACTACGGCGAGGATGTCACGCTAAACATCGACTTCCTCACCAACAAGCTCAGTAGCCCCACGCACGGGTTCGTCTACCCGCAGGGTTATATGTTCATCACCTGCTACGCAGGGCGAGGCATCAAGGCGATCTCCGGTCGCCTGAAGAAGAACAACGGAACGTGGTTTACCCTCAACTCGTGGGACATCGAGAAAGTCTACGAGTACGGGGGCAACACTAGCGGGTGGCGCATCCGCACCAACCTGACGGGCAACTTTCTCGTCGAGGTCGAGCTTACCTTGACGCCCTACACGATTGCGGCAGGCGACAGCGTCGACAGCGAGATATGGATCAACGCAATCACCTACCACGGTACGCGTTCGGGCGCAGAGCAGGGTCCCATCGTGACCTGCGGTGGCGGCAAGTATTTCGGTGACATGAAGGGCGTTGCCGCTGGCACGACGAACTGGACGATCACGCCGAGCGGGAGCGCCGACTTCGAGGGCGACATCAAGCACCAAGGCCGTCCCGTCCTCCCAGTCAACCAATTCTTCGACGCCACCAACGGCTACGTCTACACCGTCTACGGCGTCAACTACAACTGGAAGGCGACACGCGCCGGGTCGGCGGGTATGGCACAGACGGCGGTGCAGACTGGCAATGTTCTAACTTCTTTGTCCCAACTTCAGGGTCTCACTTACTCATGACTAACGTTTACGCACTTCGCTGCCTCGATAACACAGTGGCGAAGAACAAATCACTTTGGATTCGCGCAGTGCGGGCTCGTAGGGCAGAGCGGCGACCTGTTGCTGCCCTTGGAGATATGACCTTGTGGCCGGAAACGTCAGTCACATGGGAAGATCTTGAGTCTTGCCCCGGTCCGTCAAACCAGTGGTCATCTAACCTGCATCGAAAGGAGCTAGTTAGGCGGCAAGGTGAGTATGTCTGGAAGAATATCGGCATCACGGGTAAGCACTACGCGCTGAAGTGGGGCACGCGGGAGTACAATGCACCCGGTCGCAGCTTCATCAACTGCGATTTCAGTAACATTCCGCAGGAGCACGGGCTGTATGTATCGAACTCAGCCAGCACATACGTGGATAACTGCACGTTCGTTAGGTGCGGCAGTCAAGGAGTGCAGTGGGCGCACCGGGATATGCCCTACCAGCAGTATGACGCGGACAATATGCCCTATGCCGCACGCCCAGTCCATGTGATTTCGGGCACCCACTTCCTTGATTGCGGAGTTAATGGCACGCGCCCCAGCTTTAACGCAACGTACTTCAACCCCGGCTCCTCAATGTTTCCGGGTAGCGTGTCTTTTCAGGACTCTACCTTTGTGGCAGACTGGGGGAAGGATGACGCGGGGCAGAAAGGCAACCGCTCAACTGGTGCTTTCGTTGTGACACCCAGCCAAGGTGCCCTTCCACCTGAGCCGGGGCTGCACATGGTCACCACGTTCCACGTGAATAACTGCGTTTTCGACTATACGCGAGGCGACCGACCCATCGGTATTGTCCGTGCAGCGCGGGGAATTGAGTTTCAGAACTCTTGCTTCATTGCAAGGGATCACAATCAGCCGTACATTGATGTCAATGACAAGCCGGAGTACCCTGCAACGCAGCATATCCATGTTCGCAACTGTGTTTCGCAGGGCGTTTACCTTAGGATTTGGGACGAGAACGGCGTGCGCCACTCTCATAGTCTTCATGGTCCTAAGCTAGAGAGAATCTACAACGGTCGAACCGGAGAACTTATTGAGGAGAAAGAACTTTGATGTTCAGTGTTAGAGGACACACCTGCGACATTGTTATCGAGCCTCTTGGTAACAAGGTCTATGAAGTGTGGGTGGAGGAGTACACGGAAAAGAAACCGTTTTCTGATAGTATGCGCTACACCGCAAAGGACCGCACACAGTTGCGGCAGATTCTTGAAGGCCACCTAGACTCTATTGAGTTTGGTCAACTAGAGGAGGAGATTTGTGCTCAAGAAGACGATTGAAGTTCAGACTGAGGGTGGCCGAAGTATTGAAGTCGGCTGCATTGGTGAGAACTTCTACATCCAGATCGGCAAGGCGTATGCAGAGTTGCTGCCCGCAGAAGCCAGCGAGGTGATTGGGGCGCTTCGGGAGGTTGCTGGTGCAAACTACAGCCCCCCTGCACCTGCTGCCAAGCCTGTTAGGGTCACCCGTCCGAATACCCCGGACTTTGACTACCCTATCAACCCGCAATAAAACCACCGCCGGGGGGCACGACGGTGGAAAAGATACACCCAAAACCCCCGGCAATCACCTCCTACAGGAAAGCAGAAGACTGGTCAAGATCGAAGGAGCACCAGCCTTCGACTTTAGCGTCATCGTCAGTACACCACTCATCAAGGTCTTCTAGATCTCGCTTTCTCTTCTCGTTTGCTGCGTTTCTTGCAATCGTATCTGTCAGATAGCGACTTGCCATCTCAAGAGCATCAATGCGGTCGTCATGAGGCAGACATCCGCGAGTCTCTTCTAGGTGGCACCACTGCCAGAAGAGGTTTCGGGCACGCGCCCTGTCTTCCGAGTCGTTAGCCAGCTTGCTGGACTGCTGGTCGATGACGCGCGTGTGGAAAACGAAGCGGTGGTTCTCGGAAATAGGGGAGAGGGTTTCGAGAATACGAAGTTCCTTCCGCATAGTGTTACGCACTTCTTCGATTTGGCAGGGCCAGATGCGTTGAAGGACAGGCTTCATTAGCTCTGTGAACGCACCGTCACCAAAGTTGCTTTCAACAAGTACGGTATGCACCTTGTACTTGCGAGCTTCCCTAGCAATAGCCTCCAAGGCGGGCTGAGAGTACGATCCGGGGATGCCGCGCACTGAGTGTACGAACTGGTAGCCGCTGAGGGAAGAGACCACGGCCACACCTGTCTCGTCAGCGCCTCGACCCGAAGGGTCAACCGACATAACTGTATGCTCGAAAGGGACTTGCACACCGTCCTCGGACCCAGGGCTGTAGAATCCGTCGCCCGGTAGTCCGGGGTTGTCGTATTGAAGGCGGTTGGCGGGGTGATTGCTGTGCAGGTAGATCTCTTTTGCGGACTCTTCGTGGAACTCAGTAAACATACAGTCACGGATCTTAAGCGGAAACTTCTCCGCATCGGACAGGTCCGTGCTCAGCAGGTACTGGCGGTTGTAGCTGGCGCGGCTGAACCGCATCTTGAGCCCCGCGATCTCCACACCCGTGAAGCGTGTCGGCTCCATCGGGGTGCCGGGAGGAACGTCAGCAAGACGGCAAAGGTCTGCCAGCCTGTGAGTTTCTGTGCTAGCGTTGTAGCCGTAGGCTTCCTCAACTGAAGGTTCAGGCTTTTCAATAGGCCAAACGCGCGAGTCGTAGCCTAGCGTTTCTAGATTACGGTAGATCGTGTGCGTACTCTGTGGCGTACCGAGCACACGCACCGTGGGGTATACATCGAGTTCAGGGTTAGGGGGCAACAGCAGCGCGGAAATCTCCTCGATTCGCCCTAGCAGCTTCTCGCGTAGCGCAGGCGTGTCGCTGTTGTTCGGAACCTCAACGTCATCTAGAATGATGACTGACCCGCGGTCACCCGTAATGGTGCCCCCGATACCCTTACTGTTGACTGACGGGCTCTTCTTGACAGTGGCGCAGCCGCACTGGAAGGACACCGCGGAGTCTTGGTCGCCACGTGCAGCGTCCGGGCGTAGGTGGTTTAGTTCCGGCACCTCGTCGATCAGGCGGCGACCGAAGCGGCAGATCTGGTCAGCCGTGTTCTTAGCGGCGCTGAGGATGACGACGATCTCGTCCGGGTTGAGATACAGTCGCCACAGGTAGTAGCCTACAGTGATGTACGTTTTACCCGCACCTCGGAAGGCTTGGATCTGTAGGTGGGTCGGGCCGAACTGTAGGTAATCGCAGAAGTCCGCTTGGATCGGGGTCAGCTTGGGCAGACCCGCGTAGCTCCAGATAAGCCGAGCGAAGTTACGGAATAGACGAAACGGGTGGTCGTCCGGTAGCTTGTCAACTAGCGGCTTAAGCGGATAGTCTTCCATCAATGTTCACCAAAGATCAAGCGGTACAGTCCTGAGTAACACACACCCCACACAGCATTAGCCTCAGGACCGTAGTAGCCGTTTACGCAGGCGTGTGCGTATTCATGGCAGAGAACTTCCGCCCGCTGATCCGCATCCACGGCAGTCGAAATGCAGATGACATGCCCATCTTCGTCAGAATAGTCGTAGGTGCCTTCAACGTCAGACAGGTCTTCAAGTTTAAGAGTGACTTTGGAATCTAAGGGATAGTGGTGCTGTATTACGGAGAATGTAATCCACAGATCAGCCATTTGGATCGAGCGGGTCAAGCGTAAATGAGACAGATTTGATCGAATCGCTGCCTGCCTCTTCTTCAATCTCCTGTAGCCACGCCAAAATCTTCTTAACCTCAGGGCGGTTTTCAATGTTGTCGGCTTCCGTTTCATAGCGCAGTGTGGAACCGTCGTCCCGCTCGATTTTGATTACGCGCTTGTAGCCGGGAGTACGCTTCAATTTGAGAGCCCATCGAACAATAGCAGCTAATAGTCCAGAAGATAGTAAGCCTGTGGCAATAGCCTCAATCAGTTCGTTGTCCTTCACGTTTACTAACTCTAACGTCCTCAAAATCTAGGTTCGACCAGTCGCTAGTCTTGGCCTCGTTCGGGACATTAAAGCCTTGAGTAAAGGTGGCTCCACCGCGCGAAGACCTGTCATTAAGGTACTTACGACACACCTCTAGCTCTGACGCAGTAATGTCGTCTTGTTGAAGTTTCTCCAGCACGCGCTGGTACATCAGGTCGTCAGGGTCGATCATTGGTAAAGAGAAGGTCTTGCCGCTGCGCGGCGGGCACGGGAAATGCGACGGGCCTGCTTGTACTGGCTGGCAAGCTCAGGTTCTTCTTTCAGCATTTCGCGGAAAGCCTTGTCGCGGAATCGTCGGATCTCTGCTTCGATCATGCGAACCCGCGGACTCACGTTGCCGTCGTCGTCAAGGTACGGGGAGATTGACTGGTACTTCTGTGACCCGATAATGCGCCTGAGTGACTGCCGCAGGTCCATGCCACGCAGTTTGATCTCTGTGGATCGCTGTTGCCAGCGGTCGTATAGAGTGCGACCATTACGCATCAAGCTTTCATCCATCATGTCTACTTGCTTGTACTTGCGCGGAGCAAGTTGCCAAGCGTTAGACAGCCGGGCAATCTCCGACGAAATCTTCTGGTCGTTGATCGTGCGAACGTTAGTCGGGGCGAAGTCGAACAAGATGCTGTCGCCCACAAGTTCGCGCTTCACCTTGTAGCCCAGCAGATCTCTCCGAGAATCTTTCACCTCATCAGTCCAGCCCGGAATAGACACAAGCATTTTATCCGCCCATGTGCGGGTGGCGCGTAGGTCCTCGTCACCGTTGATGTGGTCAGCATACTTCGCAGCATCGCGGACAGAGTTAGGGATCAGTAGCGAGCGCACTCGATCCGACAGCCAGCGGTTCGTGTGATCCATGTCGCCAGACAGAATCTGGAACAGGTCACTAAGACCTCGGGTGAAGTTCTTATCCGTAAGCTGACGGACCAGAGAGCCCGACAGCGCAGCAGTAGCTGCACTCATTCCAGCCTCAGCAGTCTCATATTCATTGCTGTTGCGGTAGTAATGCGCGATCTGCACAGAGTCAGCCAGAAGGCCAAGCCACGAAGCAATGGGTTCCACTCTCTGATATGAGAAGTATTGGTCTCCGACCCGCACACTGTAAGGTTGCCAGCCTGCGTTAATCATAGCCCGCTTCATCTGCAAGTCTTTCGGCCCGCCACCAGTGATCGTCGGCAGGACTTGAGACTCTGTGGGCACCACCATGCCATCGCGGGACAGAAGCGCACCAAACGAACCTACGACCATTGAAGCCATGTACATGTTCGTTGCCGCAGCTTGCGCTCGCTCCGGGTTTGAGTGCCGCATTTGCTGTAGAAGGGCCTCAACTCCCGGCAGTTGACCGAAGCCTGTAGCCTGTCCCGCCCGCACCATTGCCTCCAAACTGCCACCAACCGTGTTCTCAAGGCCCACAGCGGCAACGTTAACCGGAACAGTCAGGAACGGGGCGAAGAAGCGCAGCGACGGGTGCTTGCGAACCATGCGGGTGGCGCTTGCAGCTAGGCGTGTAGCCCCCTGCGTGAACCGACTCGCAACTTCAGTCTCACTTTCGGCAAGCTCTTGCACCGGGCGGTTGAATGCCACTCCTTGTGCCCGCACCCGCGCCTTATCAACGTCGGCGCGGAGCAACTCATGGTTTGTACGAGTGCTTTCAATCTCGCGCAAGACGGCTTGATTGATCCCAACCTCGTCAATGTCCTCAGCCCGACTGGCTCTCTTAAAGATCTCGTCGCCTAGGAACTGCTGCTCCATCTTTTCCGGCTCCTTCATGACGACAACAGCCGTCTGATAAGCCTTCTCAGCAGCCTCAGCGTGGTCAAGCCCAGCAGCAATGTGCCGTTCGTACAGGTCAGACTCCAGCTTAGCTTGATAGACCGCAAGCTGGGACACCCGGTCGATCATCGGCATCACATGCTTGCCGGGTAGAGTGGCAACAGACGTAGCCCCCGCGGCCCGGACAATCGCTCCACCGACAACATCCCCAGTCAGGTCACCAAGGCGCTGCCCAGCACGCTGAATCATGCTGGGGTTATCTAGGCGGTAACGCACAGCAAGGCCAGTTTGCCGCATCATCGTCTGAAGCTCATCACGCCCAGCAGCATTGAACACTTTCTTCGTGTTCTGCATCGCGTACCGCATAGACTTGAACATCACACGGTTCTCCCGCTTGACGGCATCTACAATCTTTTGCATGTTGGCGTCACCATCCGCCGCCGACTGCACATTCACTTCGCCCAGAATGTTGCGGGCCATCCGGTACGGCTCCACAAGGAAAGGCGAAGCCAGCGCAGTGGTGATAGTCTTGACACCGCTAATGATGTTGACTGCGTTAAGGTCAGCCAGTTGGGACAGGCTGCTTTTAAGTGTCCACTTATCAACAAGACCGTCTACCTTTTCCGCGAACTCACCGATGTTGGTTGAGCTTTCGTAGGCTCGAATAACCTTACGCTCGAAAGCTTTGAGGTGTCGCTCAGCAGACTTGTCCGTCCCGGCACGCACGATAAGTTCGTTGTACACCTCATGGATCGGTCGTCCTTCAACGTCAATGCCGATCTTACGTTCAGCGTAGGTGTCGAGACTTTCAGTAATCCGCTGCACACCCGTCCGCTTTTGGAACGACTTAAGGCCACGTCCAAAGTTACTGGACACCTGCCTGTACCCTTCAAGGGCCTCGAACATCGTACCAAGCGCAACACCTAGAGCACGCCGTGAGCCTGCGTCTTCGGGTGCCTTGCCGTCCTGAATTGCGCGGGCAAGATCATGGATATCCTTACCCAGCTTCTCCGAGAAGCGGCGAGACTTGCGAGCCCAGGAAGCAAGGGTGAGAAGCTCTTTCGGGCGGTTCTTAAGACGCCCCAAGTGCTCCCTCGTTTCAGTGACGTTCCGCGCCAGCGCATCTTGATCTTGCTTCAGAGTGTTGCTGGCAGACACCACAACCTCGTCCACATTGGTTGCTGCATTAACGTCTTGCCTGAGTGCGTCATCAGGATCAAGGTCGTCCAGCAGCCCGCGCAAGTCGTCCATTTCGTCAGCTTGCGTGCGCGTCACTAGCTTGTCGAAGACCTTACGCATCTCCGGGTTGATGCGAACGTTAATAGAAGAGCCCCGCACACGGTCGTAGATGGCACGCATGTACGCAGCCATCTTCTTGAACATGTTCTCCATCGCAGGGATAGGAGCCTTACCGTCGCGAAGGTACTTCTCAAAGCCGACAGCAAACCGCTCTTCTGCGGCCTCGTCCCACACGCCGTTCTTTGCGCCAGCCCATTTTTCAGCAACTGCAATGTCGTCCTCCGAAATGCCCTGCCGCTGCTGGATGTCGATGTCACGGTTAAACAGGCGGCGGCGAGCAACGTGAGCAACTTCGTGGACGCCTGTTGAGAAGTTGGCGGATTCAAAGCCTTCGATTAGCGCACGCCCGTCTTCAAGAAAGCTGACCTGTCCTTGAATTTCCGCGTTGCGCTGGTACATGCGCGTAATTTCAAAGTCTTGGTCGCGGAATAGAACGTAGTTGAAGTCCGCGTCTTTTAGTGTATCGTAGTTCCTTTTGTTTCTGATACCTCCGTTTTGATATTTGATGCCGTAAATTCCGTAATCTGCGAGTCGGAGTGATGCGGTTTTTTGAGCGTCAAAGAGGTCCTTTGCCTTTCGAAGGTTCTTCTTTCCGCTCACGTTAATCATCAGTTGCCTGTAAAAGCGACCACCGTCTCCGTCAATAAACTCAGAGAACATTTCAGCGCCAGGGTCTGTTCCGAAAACTTCCTGTAGAATGCGCTGAACGTTAGGGTGTTGTTTGCTAAACGGGCGATCCCAAAGAAGCATTTGATCTTCTTTGATCTTCATATCGACTTCAAAGGTTCGCCCAGGCTGGCCAACATAAGCACGCCACTCAACGTTAATATCTTGTGTTGGAGATTTAACTTTTTCATTGACGTTGTTAAGTAGCTTTTTCCCAGTCTCGTATTTTTGTTTTGTGTTTTTGTACGCAATAGAGGAAGTGTCTCCTCGGGATTCAAAGCGCGACATTGACGATCTAAAGCTTTTGACTAGACCTTCAAGCTCGGCCTCCATGTAGTCCCCCAGATCTTCTGGTGAAAGCTGACGGTCGTTTCTAAACGAAAGCTCTGACAAAATATCCGCTGCGGCGGTAAGTTCGTCTAGCGGGCTCAACTCCTTACCTTCCCTGGCTAGTCTTTCGTTTTGGTTTCTATGGCTCTGAAGCAGACCTTGAGCAGTTTCCTCGTCAATGACAAATTCTTCATCCACCACTTTCTGGGGCGGACCTTGAATGTCCGGATTATTTTCACGCCAAAAGCCAGGATAAGTCAAATTGTCGCCGCCGATTGCAAACGCCGCAGAAGGCATACGTGCTGAATTTTGTCGGCGGTAGTGTCGGGCAACCCACTCTGCGCCACCAAAGTAAACACCCCAGCCAAACGCCTGAGCACCTTCCCCGGCTCGTCCCCCAACGTAATTGACGGAAAGCGACGTGTGCTTGCCGCCCGTGCCGTGGAAAACAGTTTGCTTTAGAGAGTCCGGGTCAACCGCCTCGCCACGGCGGAACAGGAAGGTGTCTCGGTCAAACCCAATAGCGTCAATGAGGCCCGCGATGGCCGACGCCTCCTCGTTGGTGACACCAAGAGCACCAACGATGTCGTCCTCGAACGTCCAGTTCTTCTCGTTATGTTTGCCCGCCTCCTTAAGACGCCTGCGGTCAAGAACCTTTTTTGCCTGATCACTCAGGTTCTGATAGGTGACGTAGTTGTAGATCTGGCCGTACCGCAGACCCCAACCATTGGGCTGGTTGAAAGTTCCCACATCCCCATACGTGATTCCTTCCCCGTCGAAGATCTCGTCTTGCTGCTTGGCCCGCTCCGACAGCTTGGTGGAGTCAATGTCCATTGCCCGACCGTCAGCCCGTTGGGCACTGGTGGCAGTGCCCGTCACGTAATCAATGGTCTCGCGTGCCGTACCCTCAAGCCGCAGCAGTGACAGAAAGTCATCGCGGTCGATAGCGCCCTCGACGTAATCTTCAAAGATTGCCTTGGCCCGCTCCCCCGCCTCCGGGTCCATGCGGTGCAGATCCAGATTGTCCAGAGCTTCCGGGCTCATACCGGATTCATCAAGAGGCTCCTTGAGTGATGCGTCAATCAGTTCCTCTTCGGCTTCCTCCTCGATCTTAGCTCGCTGCTCCGGTGTAAGGTTACCCACAGTGCGACGAGCCGCCCTGTAGATAGCCTTCATGCTTTGGAACACAGGCTCAGCCACAGCGCCAGCGACCATGCCATCCAGCACGTTCTTAAGCCTACCCTCCATGATGGAGTCGTCGCCGTCGCCTTCGATGTAGTTGAACAGTTCGTTCTGTAGAGGCTCGTACTGATTGATAATGCTGACCAGACGCCCTTCATCGGCAGCGAACGCAGCGCCGTCAACAAGCGGAGCCTGAGCAAAGAACTCAAATCCAATCCGCTTCAGACCTTTGGCCTTCATACCTTTCTCGTACATGCGCTTACCTTTGAGCGCAAGGCTACCGCCTCGCATCAGCATGGTAGCGATGGCCCCACCTGCCAGCGCAGCCGCGCCTCCGGTCGCCACGCTGACGGCACCGAAGATGGCGGTGACAGCCATGTACGTCAGGGCGCTGCCTGCGAGGTACTGACTAAAGCCTCCAGCGATCTGCCCAACAGTGGTGTCGGGTGCGTCCACTAGGTTCCAATCAACCTTGTCGTCCTCAGCCCCGAACGTGTATTCCGCCAGCCCGACGAACGAGCGGATGGCTTCCTCAGCCCCGTTGACGACACCTAGGCCCACATCTCCAGCGGTATCTAGGAAGCCTTCACCGAAGAATCCATTGTCTTCAACTTGCCCGCCAACTTGTCCGTACAGTTGCTGGTAATAAGGATCAGTGTTGCGTGCAGTCATCGGTTACTCCGGTTAGTCTCGATGAGGAGAAAGTGATTGACAAGAGCGCCAAGCGCAGCCCGCTCAGCAAGAGGCATGTCTCGGTCTAGTTGCGACGGCTTCACGCCGCGACGAATTTCAAAGACCTTCTTAGCGTTACTAAGCGCGTTCGCTACAACAGGGTTGCGATCAGCCGCTTGCTGCAACTCTGAAGGGTTAATAGCTGAGAGACCTGTTTTTGTTGAAGTTGTTAGAAACGAACTTCGTGCAATAAGAGCTTTTTGTACATAGCCGTCTCTCAACTGCATGACAGTTGCACGCGACACATTTTCAGGTGATCCGAAAGTGACGGCGTTAGCAAGGTTGTCGTATTCTTTACCTTTGATCGTTTTGGGAACACGAAAGGACGTAATCGGCATTTTACTGATGTCGTAAGAGATAGCGTCAGGCCGACCTTCAAAGGCCCCAACTTTGAGATTTGGGAATCGTGAAGGGTTTTCTCGGATTACCTCAGCAAGTCCCTTATCCTTGAACAGCGTTTCAAGATGCCCCCTACCCGAATAAGCAAGTTGCCCTGCTAGAAACGGTTGCTTAGGGATTAGATTGACGAGAGTCCTTTCCAATTGCCCCTGCATCTCAGGGCTAAAGAATCCGTAAGTGTCGTCATAAACACTTTGCTCATTAACAATGTTGAGCAGGATCTCATCTTCAATGAAATTATAAAGTTGCTCGCGATGTTGTTGTACAAACTTTGAGCCGATCTTACGTTGATTGAGGTATGCGTCATCAAAACGATCTTTTGTTTTTGCACCTTTACCGTAGTCGCCTGCCTTTGGTTGGTAATCAGTTCCAAACAGAAGGCGGCTAATGTGAGCGGCTTGAAGGTAAACAGAGTCTAGAGCGCGTCCTCCGTACTGGACCTCTGTGATGCGTGTACCCGTGGGCTCACCCTCGGCGGTCTCACCTGTCGGCTCTAGAATTGGACCACTAATTTCATAATCTTCTAGATCTCTAACTGCGCGCAGAACCGACGAATTTTTTCTACGAGCAAGCTCGTTGCGTTCTATACCTGTAAAGACTAGACGCCCGCTAGGTACTTGCGCCCTTTCAGCAATTACCTCCTCAGTTTCTGTTCTAATTTCTTCTTGGTCAGTTGCAGCCAAAACGTCTAGTTGAACTGGGGCGTCTGCTTCGACAAGCTTCTGTAGACTTTGCGCGATTTGTTCTCGCATCTCAACAGTCGAAATCTCCCCCGCTTCATGCCGCTTTTCAATCGATCGAAGACTGCCCCCCATAAACTCCGCAAGAATTTTGTGGGCGTCTTGCGTGATTTCAACTTGCTCATCAGGGTCCTTGAGGATGAAAGGAGTAATCAGCGTACCCTTTTGTGCCATCGAGATAGCAGACAGGAGCGCGTTTCTGTTAGTAACTACAGTTCGCTCATCTCTACGCTTGTAAGCTTGGTCCGTAATTATCTTTATTGCCTCCGGGCGATCATCGGGCCGGAAGTTAGTATTAACAAACTTCTCTATCTCCTCAAATGATTCACCTCTCAAGCCCATTTCGTAGGCTTCGAGCGCGTTACCTTTCACCCTAGCCAAGTTGTTAGCTTGAGTCCGATCTTCGCTACCAGAATCGTCTCGCGCAAGGCGGCTATGGTGATTCCCAACCATCGTCTCAAAGCGGTAACCCAAAGCCGGGTCTTCCTGCATGATGTCTTCGATGTACTCACGCTGCCTGTCTCGTTGCTCAGGCGTTTGATCGTCTGGGCGCACGTGATACCAGTCAGTACCCATAGACGCCTCAAGAATAAGTTGGGCGGCTTTTTCATTTTGTTCGTTGTCGCCTTGACCCGCGTAAGCCTTTTCTCGCCGCGTTTCATCAATAAAGGCGTCCGACTTCTCTAGCACCTTTACCATAGCTGCGCTGCCCTCAGAGAAGATCTTGTTCCCAGAGCCTGACTTAGCCTCAAGGAACGTGTCTCGCAGTGCCGCTAGAGCTTCTTCCTGATCGTCGAAGTCTTTGACATCAATCTGGATCTGCCGACTCATCGCGCTATAGAGGTTAAGCAGCGCCTCTCTGCGCTCTTCCGGCGTCCCCGTCTCTAGCGTGCCGTCCCACCACTGAGTCAACTCCGTAGACAAGATACCAACAGACTCGTCGATATCTAGATCCTCGTTACCGTCAGCCGTTAGCTTTGATGTCACATCACTTAGAGCCAAGAAGGCGGCGGAAGATTTACCCTCGACAATCTTTGCCGACGCCCGCGTCTCTACCTCCGATGTTGCCGCAGCCCGCGCCTTGGCGACGGTCTCCGATAGAAGCTGCGTACCTAAAGTCTGGCCGTACTCAGAGAGGCCACCGAAGAAGTCATTCTGCTCGCTCTCTAGGATCTGTGCAAGCTTCTGGTCCGCAGCCATCGCCGCCCACTCACCACCCGTCATGATGGTACTGGCGTCAGGGAACGCAAGCTGCTGCTCAATAGATTCAATGACCTCAGGTAGGCGTGACATAATACCTGCCTGAGCCTCAGCAGCGCGTCCCCGCACAACAGCTTCTTCAAAGCTGCGAACAAAGAAGTCATTGTCAAGCTTGGACAGGTCCCCAACGGTAGACGCCTTTGCTAGGTCCGCACGTAGCTGCCGCGGCGTCTTACCGCTATCCACGTACTCAGCTACAACCTTATTGAAATCTTCGCCCGCAGCAACTCGGACTCCAATTTTAGTCGCAACCTCAGAGACTCTTTTGTTCTCTGCCTTTTGCTCGGTGCGGGCAAGATCTGCAATAGTCTGTAGAAACTTGTCTACTTCTGGTGCCGCCGACTCATAGCCTTCTGTCCTTTGGATAGCGTTGGACGTAGGCGTAAACGTCTCCAAGGGCCTGACGGTCGGCTGCACCATAAAGGGCCTTAGCCTTTGAGGATCTTGTCTTGCCATACTACGTTAGGGGCTTACCTGTGAATGCGTTAATTCGTTGACCGCCTTCACCGTACCCCACACCAGACATGTAGCCTGTCGCTGCGGAGGTGCCGACGTTGAGAAGAGTGCCCAGCATGTTGGGCATTGGAATCGGTGTAGGCTGCGCTGCATTAATACGACCTTGTGTCTGTGCGCGTTCAGCCAGTTTCTGGTTTTCGAGGTCTTGCTGCGTGAACTCACGCTGCTTGGCGATGGATGCGTACCGCAGCGTTTCCACCATACGCACCTCTTGGTTCAAATCCTGCATAGACCCGCCTTCCACGCCCGCCGCTGCTTGGCTCGCGCGGCTACCACCTTGGGCGTAGTACGCCTCAGCCGCCGCCTCGCGCATCTGCTGCCCAGTCGCGTAGTCTTCTTGGGACTCACGCTGCCCAAGCATACGCATAGAGTTAATCATTGCTTCTGAAGCAGCAGCAACGTTTCTTTTCGCAATCTCTTGGTTTGCGCGGTTCGTCTGCTTAATCGCGCTACGCTCAGACATGGCACCAAGAAGGGAATTTCCCCCCATAGCCATTGCCATTGCAGTGGGACTACACATTCGCGGACCTCCTGTGTGGATAATTGTTGCCGTAACGCAAGTAAAGAGAGAACTTCTCGTCGTTAATATATGAGTGGGCGGCGCGTCTAAACCCAGAGCGCAGCAACCAGCGGCAGTGTACAAGGTTTTTAGACATTACAAAGTTACCATACACGCCGTAAAGCTCGTCTAGAAGTGGGAAGATGTACCTGCGAGCATAGGCAGTCATTGCCCAACCGTACTTTTCAAACAGGTTGTCGTCCGCAAGCAGCCACACGTAGGCCAAACCAGACCGCACGTTACCGGACAGCCAGTTACCGTGACCCCATACGGCATGGATCACCTTGTCCTCCTCCGTACTGATGACAAACGAATACTCTGAAGTCTCGATAGACTTAGACAGAAGAAGCCCTGGATCTTCTGTGCCATTCCAGCACAGCCGTAGCTCCTCAAGGTCATGCTGACGCAGCGACGGTCCTAGCGCATACCCATCATCTGGGTGCGCGGGCTCCATTAGAAGACCCCGGAAACGCCTGACTGTCGGTTCTGCGTTGACACCCATTCAATGCCTGTGATGTTGGAGGGGAACGGACTGTCGTTCGTAATGGACATCCGCAGGTTGTGCGCGGCTCCATGCAGCGGAACCCGAACGGTGCCGGACTTGATGCTGTCAATGTCTTCGCTATCAAAGCCTTCGACAGGTCCGATTCCAATGGAACTGCTCTCGTCGTTGCTGAAGGTAGTAGTATAGCTGCTACCTGCTTTATGATCCAACACGACTTGAAAGTAGCGCGAGCGATCAAACGACACTCTAGCTTCTGAGTTTACTGTGCGTCTTCCGCGGGTAGGTGTGCCGTCCTGAGTGCGGGGCAGCACTCGGTTAGCTGACCACTTAAACGTGTAGGGAACACCGAACCAAACTTTTGTGTTAGTTGGTACGCCACGCACAATGATAGAGTTAGAGCCGCGGTCTAGAACAGTAAGTTCAGTGCCCGGTTCAATGGCACCATCCACGGCTGTGACTGCCGTGATAGTGGGGCTAGTGTCGGGGTCGTATACAGCCGCCGTGGAAAACGTGTACGTAGTTGTGTCTTGATTGCCGTAGGAGGGGTTGTCCGGAGTAAAGGTTACGGTAATTCCACCACCTGAACCACCGAAATACTTCTTACGGTCCAAATGCATTAAGAGATCTGAATCTTCGTCAGTCTGGCCGGGACCAAACTCAATCTTTTCGAGTGCCGTGCCGTTCTCGGCCCCGTTTTCGTAGAACATAACAAGGTACAGCGTCTCGTTGAGCATCACCATATCCTGTACTTCTCCGGTAAACGTCCACTTATTCCAAGCAGCAAAGCTGTACTCAGTATCGGACTGCTTTAGATACTTGAAGCAGTATAGCGTGTTAGGGTCAGCCGCCGAGTGGGCGAAAGCAATGCTATCGTTCGGGTTAGTGACGATGCGAACGCTCTCATTTTGTGGGATGAGTCGCGGAACGTTTTGCGTCAGATCAACAGGGGCAAAATCATTTAGGTCGCCAAAGGGTATAAGCTCCCTGATCCCTACATACGCCGCGTTGCGGTAGGGCATCATGATGGAGCGACCAAACGGCACGGGCGGTCCATCAGTCAAACCTTCAAACCTAGAGACAAGCGGAGCTTCAATGGTGCGCGGGCTTAGCACGCCGGATCGGCTACCTAGGGCAATCTGACTGTCTTGGGTAAACGCCAGTAGGCGCTCGTTCATGGGCACCACGTAGTTGATAACCCTTCCGCCGCCCTCCGTGGACGCCACATCAATACGCTCATCGTCAGGCACTGACAGTTGCGTAGTGCGCCAGAAGTTGTATAGCTCTCCCGTCTGCGACATGCAGACGTTAGCTTCACTGGTGAAGCCTAGACGGCCTTGCCAGTAAAAGATCTCTTGCAGCTTTTTCCCGACAAACGATGGCGCTTTGTTGTTTTTAGTTGAGCCAACAGTGCGCTCACCCCACTCGTCCGTAAAGCGAACGTCGAAGAAAATGCTGTCAGCGTTGCTAGTGTACGTCCCAAGGTTATCATCGACAGAGCGTCGAATCATGACAGGCATGGTAGACTTCGTGAGCTTTCCCTTACCCGCCTCCGGTAGCGCAGCCTCTAGCCACAGTCCGGGGCCAAAGTGCGAAACGTAGTCTGGGTTATTGAACTGGTCAAAGTCCCGCTCTGTCTCTTCGGCCCACTTGTCGGACGAGAACCGAACCCAGTAGCCTGCGTCACGCACACCTTCCAGGCCAGACACGTACACTAGAGCACCGTGGCGGAACTCTAGCGGCAGGTCCGTGATGTCTTCCACTTCCGAAGTCCAGCCCGTGGCGTAGGTGTTGCCCACGCTGTCGGTGACGCTGAACTCAAGAATGTCTTGTTCAGTTTCGATTAGGAATGACGAGCCACCCGTCCGAAGTGCGGGGGTGACAGTGTCGATTCCCGTTGTAGCGGTGCCGCGGGCTTCGATCTGCTCACGCAGGGTGTGGCAGACAAACTCTGTATTGATGGGGTAGCTGCGGTTAACTTGAACTTTTGGTTCGGTGTTAGTAAATTTACTCGTGTTAGCGCTTACCAGAGCAGCAGGCGGCACAATGCCGAAATAAAGGTCGGCGGTCGAGCTTCCTTGAATCAGCTTAGCCACCCGCGTTGCCGGATCAAAGGCAAACGCTCCTACGCCAAAATCCGCAACGTCGGCTTGGACGCCACTAGCAGGATCAGCAAAGAGCATTTGGCTCGAATCGACAAACGGCTCGGCTTCTTGAAACACTGAACTGCCGCTAGACATGTCAGTTTCAAGAATCCATCCATCAACAACGGGGTCATGATTAAACTGAACCCAAGTTCTAGGATAGTCGTTCTCCGCTGCTGGACCTAGAGCATAGGTAATCTTGTTCGTACCAGTGCTGTATTTAAACACCGACTCTTTCGGAGTGCCGCCGGGGTTGGCAACCTTGATCTTAATGGTAACCGAGGTTCCCCAGTTGAACTGCCGAATAAACACACCAGCAGTTCTTTTGGGTACGTCCCAAGATACTCGCGTCGGACCTACTTCCTCGGCCACGATGACGTTGCGATTGACAACGAAAGCAGTATCTACAACGACAGCCGCTCGCAAGTCGTCGCGTCCTGCGGCGTAAGTTCCAAGAGCGCCGAAGTATTCACCAGCACTACCTGCTACCGTTTGCAGAGCGTAGCCGCCCGCTGCGTTTTCGGTGTCACGGACAGGCACTTCGTCCCCGTCCGCATCAAAAATGCGGACTGTGCCCCCGCCGCACATGATAAGATATTGCTCATCGTCCCGATCCATAGTAAAGATGAATCGGTCAAGCTTGCCTGAACCCGTAATGGAGGCAACATGTTGCGACGGCATTCGCTTAGCCGCACCGTCCAGCGGACTAAGGTAAGCGTTCTCGCATTCGCGGGCTTGGTTAAGTAGGCGGGTCTCTTCAGGCTGCTGGCTAAGACCACCTAGAATATTTTTAGAAATCTGTGTGCTGGTCATGAAGAGTCCCTTGACTTAAACGGATCGTTGCCGAAGAACGCTGCACTACCCGTGTAGACAGAGCCTCCGCTAAGACCAGCGTGCATGTCAGGCGAGTCGAACATGCTGTACGCCCCTGCATCAAGATCGCCGTCAAGGATTAGGCGGCGAGCCTCACGCTCATCCATGATAAGTGATTGAAGAGAGTCGTCAGTTCCAACGTGGTACTGGTGGAACCGCCGCGCAGCCTTCTTGGTGATGTACGTCTTAACTTCTTCGAGAAGATCGTCCCACTCAATGAAGTAAATCGCCGTACCTTTAACGGCTTCACCGATAGCTTCCGTTTTGTTAAGTCGGTCGTAAATGAAACGACCGCGTGCAATGTAGTACGGCACTTCTCGCGGGTCGAAGCGCAGCATTGTAGTCGGAATGGCTACCTTGTTCGTGAGTTCCGCTGCCTCAAGAGACACTTCGTACTCTGTGTTCCAGTGCCAGCCTTCGTTAAGAACTTCTCGGTGGCACGTATCAAGCTGCTGTACAGCTAGGGTTGCTTCAGCGGTAGTACCTGCCGCAATCGTCGTAACAGGCATCATGTCCGATGATGCGAGAATGAGGTTAACTGCCTCAAGTTCAGTCAGTCGTGAAGCCATATCCTATAAATGTAGTGGCGGGCTGAAGCCGAAACTCCAGCCCGCCGAGTCAGCAGCGAAGCTCCTACCAAAGGCAGGAACTATATCAGGTGGTCAGCGTGATCGCGCACTCAGGGCGCAGAACACCGTGACCCTCGACAAAGTAAGAAAGGATCAGGTCGCCCAGGATCTCTTCCTTACGGGTGCGCGAGGTCGTCAGACCCTGACGGCGCACAGAGCCGATGCAAGACTTGTGGAACGCCAGCGCCTTCACCGCGGTGAAGTCACGACCCGCGGCACTGTCAGAGTAATTCTCACCAAACGTACCTGCTTCGCTACCGACAGCGGCTTGGGGTAGGTGGTTGGTGTAGAAGATCTTGAAGCCAGCGATGCGGTTGATCGCCGTCTTGTCGCTGACATCTCCGTTCGGGCCGTTCTTGTTGGTCTCGTACTTGATGAAGGGCGAGTCTTCGACCGTGAGCGCCGCGAAGTAATCTTGCGGCGTCATGGCAACATAGATTTCCTCCATCGGAACGTTACGCTCAGCCATGCGAGCAGCAGCAGCGCCGATAGTCTTGATAACCGACTCAGCAGCCGTCTTGTTGGCAAAGCCCCACGCAGTGCCGCCAGCGGTGGTGGCGCTAATGGTGCCACCCTTCTCCACGCTACCAGAACCCAAAGGCTCCAGCGACGTGTCGAGGGCCGGGTCCGTCTGAGACGCAATGTGAATCAGTTGCAGAAGCTGCTTGTCGCGCTTACGGGCAAGGGCGTTGCCTTGCTCTTCAGCGAGACGGGAAGCGGCTTCCCAATGATTAATCATGTCATCCCAATCATCAGTAGTTCTAGCTGAAACGAGCGGGCGGTCGATGAAGATCTCACGCTCGGCCATCTGAATCTGGTTCAGATAACCGTTCGCGGGGTCCAGCATGTTTTCGCCCCTGAGGTGGTATTTCGCCTCAGCGCGGCCCACAACTGGAAAGGTAAATGATTTCCCTGAGGAAATCGTTTGCACATCGACCATGCCTTCCATAACGTTTTTCGTTTGGAAGGTATCGAGGACCCGACCGCTATACATCTTAAGGAATAGCGCCTCCTTGGGTCCGGAAAGTTGATTCTGACCGACAGCCGTCGGATCAATTTGAGAAACCATAGTATTAAGGTATCAGTTGAAAGGAAAGAATTGTGAGCTTAGAGCCCAGAACCCTAGAGGCTGTCCGTTCAACGTCCTCACCTTGATCCACCGTAGCGGAGGTGCTGTTGGTCAGGGGCCTGTACGGGGTGCCGTACTCAAATATCAGTTAAGCTCGATCTGAAGGCCGAACAGGTTAACTTCGCCAGCGCCTTCGGTGTCAATGACAAGCTGGTAAGCGCCAGAGCCAGACTCCACGCCGTCAATGGTAAAGGTCACGTAGACATAGGTAACGCCATCAATGGTCATTTCATGGTCAGTAACCACTTCGGTGCCTAGCGTGCCCGGGTCAACCGCAGCGACAGACGACGAGTTGTCGCGGAAGCACTTCACGAACTGCCCAGTGGTGAACACACCAGCGGCAGACGCAGCAGGGCGAACGCCCACATGGAAGGTGGAAGCATCGCTGCTCGCCTTTTCGTAGGCAAAACGAATCGTGCCAGTGCCTGCCGTGGTAGTCACATCATCGGCATACGTAACCTCGGCAACTTCCATGACCCGGATTTTGTTATCCAGCAAGAACGCCGACGTAATGGCGTTATCATCAAGATTAGTCATAGTAAAATACCTGAGCCTCTCTCAGGTAGAAGGGGGTAGAGGCTGCTGGCGGAACCGACGAGCGGCACCACTAGCAGCAGGTACACTTGCGCCGCCAAGAATCCCGGCGAGCAAGAGGTCTAGTAGGGGATTGCCAGTAATCGGAGACGACTTGCTGGCTTGGAGGATGGCGGTCGTGCGCTCGCGGATTGAGTCTACGATGGCTTCAGCCGACATCCCGGTCTGATCGACAAGATCCTCAATCTTCTGCTTGGCGTCAGCCTGCACAGTTTCAAGGTCTTCGATCTTTTGGTCTTGTGAGCGTTGGTTGTCAGCAAGGATCTGCTTAATTTCGTCCTGACGCTCGTCTTCAATTTGCTGGAAGCGGACCAAAGCTTCGCGCTGTACTGCCCCGAAAGCCTCAAGGTCTCCAGGCATGACGCAGCTTACAATAAGCGTAGCCACGCACAACGCTACAACAACAAGTCTAACCATACTACGATCCCGGTTGAATGTAACCCATTTGAATTGAACGATCCAACTTTGCCATAACCTTATTGCGGTACGCCGGGTCGTTCATGCGGCTCGTATCACGCAAAGCCTCTTGGAAAGACTCTTCATCCTCGAAGTAGTCCGTCATGACGCCACCACTGTCCGCAGAAACAATACCTGTCTCTGCCCCAGACTGAGCAATAAGCGACTGCATCGCCATCGCAGCAATCTCAACGTCGGTGGACTGTAGCTGATTGTTAATCGCCACCTTCTGCGCCTCCGTAAGGTTCTGCGCTGCCCAAGCAAGAGCCTTTTCAGCAACTTGAGGTCCGCCGACTTGGTTAATAACCTTCTGCGTGCGGAGTTCAGCCATTGCCATCTCCGCAGCAAGCAGTCGATCCGCCACTACTCGGCTGTGCCCGTTACTTTCAAACTCTTTATAGAGTTCTTCGGTAAACTTACCGTCGTTTGCAATAACAGAATCCATGATACGGCCGTAGTCGTTTTCAAAGAACTGCTCAACAGTTTTGTTAGGCTTATTTTCTACTTTAAGGGTAGTAACATCTTCGACCGGGGCGTCCGCCACAGGCGCAGGGGCGACAGGCTGTTCCTGTACCACCTCCGCGCCTTCAGTAGCCTGCTCCGTAGATTCAATCGTGACTTTGCTGCTGGATTCACTCATAATTAAGAGGCGGTAATTCTGCTGACAGTTGCGGTAACTTCTTCAACTTGGAGTCCCTTATCAACAAAGGTGCTCCAGTAAAGGTCGCCTAGCTCATAGCCAAGCTGGTCAATGGCGGTGGCGCTGAGGTGAACGTTGTCACTGCCGATGCGGACAGTGTTAACGCTACCCTTGTAGAACAGACGCTTCACCACAGAATACGGGTCACCTGCGATGGCGTCAGCGAGACTCTTACGGCCAATCCGTCCGTAGTCTTTAGAGTCCGTGGGTGGGTTATTGGTATCAGTCTGAAGAATGTCTAGATAGATGGTCGGCACGTTGGTGATGCCAAGCGCCGTCTTGATGGCACCCGTAATCTTAACAAGCTCCGGGCCAACGTTACTGGCAGGGCTAGTTCCATTCGGGTTGTTGAGGAACTGAGCCTGCGTAGTGTTGTACAGCCTGCTGCAATCCTTTGAGCCCAGTGCCACAATCATGCCAGCAATGTAAGGTTTCTTGCCAGCACCTTGAAGCGCATCCATCGCAGGCTTCAGGTACATATCGTTCCACTGTTGGTAAGCAGACACCTGATCCGCATTGTTCGGTTGACCGGGAGCAGAAGTATCTTCAGCCGGGGCCGCGTAATCCGGCGAGAACGAGGTCCGGCGCACACTGCCGACCGTCAGTTCGTGGGCCGCAGCACCAGACACTGCGAAGTGAACGTAGTGGGGTTGAGTAAAGTTATTGTTTGCAGTTCCATTGCGGAAAACTCCCCCAACCGGACCACCTTGAATGGACGGGTTGTAAAGCATCCACTGCCCAAACGTCCAAAGGAAGCTATTGTCGCGTAGTTCCGTGTCAAAGCTAGGCGCGTTTTGATCCAGCGGGTAGAACCTGTTAGCTGCGAAACCCATGTACGGGTGCATGTCAGCAAAACTTGCTGCACCCCACCCCGCATCTGCCGGGTCAGGACCCGTGGCCGTGTGTGCGGTGCGAGCATCACAGAGACCCGCCACAAACTTGTCGGAGTCTGCACCTGCTGCACCGTTACTGTAATACCTACCAGACCCCCGAGCGCCATACACTGAAGCCAGCCGCTCATCGCTCATCCACTTGGTAGTCTTAGTCCAATACTCCTCCCAGTCGCTGGCGGTGCCGGGCTGCTTTCCCGTATGAGCGGCGATGCAGCGGTAGTAGTTGCGGTCAAGATCAGCCGTAACCCACACAGTGTCGTCTACGCTGTAGCTAGTGCCGCCTTGCCACTGCACTGTCTTGGCTTTAGAGAGACCCTGATCCCAATACTTGAATAGGAATGTTGTAGCACCACCAGCGGTCTTTGTATCTAGGTAGCCCGGACCAGAAAACGATTTGGGGTACGGGTGAACCTTGGACGTAAACGCAAGGTTTCCGTCGTGCGTCTTCTCGCCTTTATCTACGTGCCCACCGACAGAGCCAGAACAGGTCGAGTCACCGAAAACAAGGAACACCGGAACAGCGTTGGCTCCAAGGTTAATGGTGCCGTCCGCGGTGGATGTAAGGGAAACAGGGTTAGGCATTAGGCTTGGGGTTGCTGGTTAGACGCGACAGCGTTGACAACATTAGGAGCGGCCCTCTCGGCAAGGGCCATCATTTGCGCCTGCTGCTGCTCTTGTTGCAGTTGTTCAGGCGACTTAAGAAGAGCGTCAGCATCAAGGCCAACAGAAGTAAAGATCTGGACTAGCGTTGCTCGCGGGTCCATAGCAGACACTGCCGACTCCGGGCCAAGCACTTGCTGTGCAATGCCTCCTGCCTGCATAAGTTTAGCTGCCATCTGTCCGCGCGTAATTGCATCAAGTCCAGTAGAGACGATAGGAGTAATCTCCTTCGGTAGCTTCGGTACATTTTGGCGGGCCAGCACATCAGCTAGAATGTTATCAACGATAGGTTTCTGCACGTTCTCCGCAAGACTAGAGAACACACCACCAAGACCGTCTTCAAGTTCTTGAATTACAGACCGCACCTCTTCCGCCGTCACTCGCTCAGCCTGACGCTGGAACGTAATGAGGAACGCAAGCTGAAGTCGCTGCTCAATAGCTACGGCTCGCCTTTCAGCGACCGCGAAGTCTGCTCCCTTGTCAAGTCGGAACGCACCCACATCCTCAGGGTTGCCCTGCTTGACCGCTCCGTTAGGTGAGGTCGCCACCGTGCGGGGGTGGATCGCAGCGCCGGGCCGGACAAGGATAAGAGTCTTAGCTGCAACAAGACTCGCCTCAGTCATGCTGCGCGACAGCATTTCTAGGGCCAGTAGATCCCCGTCAAGCTCCTCAACGTAAGAGGAAGCATAGTTCTCACCGCTCACAGCAGTGAACCGGAGAACAATAATAGGAAGCTTCTCCTTAGTGTACATGCGGGGCTGGTTAATAACCTGCCCATCAATTTCCTGATAGAACTTATAGCGACCATCAGGCATCAGCATGGCCCCGGTGTACATGGACACTGAGTCCTCGTCCGAAGTGCCGTACACATCGTCAATGTCAGGGGGACCGTCAGGCAGATCGAACCCCTGCGGCACAAGCTGCGATGCGCGGGTCCGGTCAATCTTCTGGTGGATGATAACTTTAACGACGTTACCTTCCGGGTCCCGCTTGACTACAAACTTACGCAGATCAATAAACTGGATACCCGCACCAGTCTTCAGTACGCAACCGTTACCTGTTACGATAAGATGGCGCATGGCCTCAGCCATGACAGGTCTCCAGCCACCAGTCTCGAACTCGATCCTAGCTGTCTCTTCAATGAGACCTAGGTTCTTATCAATCTGCGCCTGCGTTTCTTGGATACTCTTGACTGAGTTCTCCGGGTTCTTGTTAGCGATCTCCCTCTTGAGGTAGGGGTCAATCGCCAGCCGGAAGAACGGCAGTTGCGTGGGGAACAGGGTCAAACCAATCTTAGCTGATAGGTTGTTGACCCCGCGAGCCCCCACGCTTTGGTAGTTCTGCGGTAGACGGTCACGACCTAGCCCCTCACGCGGAAGAACAGAAGGAATCGTCAGGGTGGCAGAGCGATAAGCTCGCTCCAGAAACTCTGAACGAAATCGTTCTAGGTGCCTATACGTTTCGGCTAGGGATTGCATATTAAGTATTCAGTCCAGGGATTTGGAGCCGGAACCTATTAAGGATGCCGCCACGCTGCGTGTCTACCTGCTCTGCCTTAGCTTCTCCGCGCCTAGCTCTCTTCGCCGTAGGCTGCGGAGCCTGCATCGCGGCTGGAGCGGGCGGCGGCGTCGGCGGCGCTTCGATCTTCGGGGCCAAACACATCGACTGGATTCTCCGGTACAGGAAAAGACTGAGGTTCACCGGACAGTTCCGCAATGTGGCGGATCACTTGCTCCCGTCCCTCTCGGATAGCCATGTTCCACAGGAATTCAAACTGGCTACCGCTTGGGTAAAGGTCACCCGGTGCGGTGTACGGGTACTGCTGTCGCAGCACCTTGACTAGTTGTCGTAGACTGGAATCCCCCACTATACTTCTACCTCCATAAGCCAAGGGCGCGGGACGCCGGGGTCGTCGTGCATAAGGTGGGCCACAGTTGCATTTAATTTAGCCTCATGTTCTTCGTGCCCGCAATGCGCGAACAGCCGTTCGACTTCGTACCACACATCCTCAACTTCATGCGGCTGTACCTCCTCAATGACTTTAACAATATCGTTAAGGAACTTAGCTGATCGCTTCGGACCATACCCAGTACAGCCAAAGTACCCATCAACTCTATCCCCAGAAATAGTCTGAAGCATGTGGTTAAACCTAGCCGCGGCGGGCTGCGTCACAACTGACGGCTCCGGTGCCATGTCGCTTTGCAGGCGGATGAAGCTGCCGGGGACAGAGTAGAAGTCTTTGTCTTGGCTGACGACTGTGCAGTCCCGGCGGGTAGTCATGTTAATTGCAATCAGGTCATCCGCCTCTAGCGTCTCCTCCATCATTGCGCCCTGCTCCTCCAGCAACCAGTCCTTTGTACGTGCATAGCACAAAGGCTTACGGTCTGTACGATTAGACTTGTATGAAGGCAGGACATGGTGCCGCCAGTTTGACCAGCCGCTTAGGTAAACCTCGTAGCTTGTATGCTTAATGGTGTCAAGCATATCTTCAAGCACGCGGGTGTACTTGTCCTTTGCATCATCAAAGGAACTGAACAGTACGTGGTGATCAGGTCCAAACTGTTCTTCAATTTCTACTGCTTTACAGGCGCGGTACAGTAGACCGTCGCCATCAATGAGGAGAGTCGTCATAGTTTCTTAAGATCGTGGAGCATTCGAGTCAATGATTCCTTTGCGTGCGGGCGGGGTTCAAAGCGTGCGTTGATTAGCAGCGCAGCCTGTGCTTGTTTCTCACGAAGGTGCGGCAGTAGCTGCTTGCACACGTTAATTGCAGAGTCGCCGTAGACATACCACTCAAACATTTGGCGGCGTTCTCCATCTCCCACGCCCCGGTCGCGCACAGTTCCTCCGAACTGGTCGCGCAGCCTATTCAGTGAGGGGAGGTGTGTGTTACTTGCATAGACTCGCGGACTATTACGGTGCATGGTGAAGCAACCTTCACCGTCAAGGAACCCAGCGTAGTAACGTGCGGTACTCTTATTCATCAGTGCGTCTCTAGCCAAGAGTTACCTGTCTTCACCTCGCAGCGTAGGGGCACGCGCAAGTTAAGCGCATCCCCGACACGCTTAAAGGATTCCTCAAAGGCTTGGGTAAAGATAGACACATGCTCAGACTTGATGCTCCCTTGCACCTCGTCGTGTACATGCAGACATGGAATGTAATCCTGTCCCCACTTTAGTCCTCGTTTCTCAAGCTCCTGCCTCAGGAATATAAACTGCCAGCGCATGACTACTGCGCCAGCAGACTGAAGCAAGCTGTTCAGTGCGCTGTGCTTTGCGCGGGTGGCTACCCGCCTACCGTCCAGTGACTTGACTGCACCCTGCCGCCCGCGGAAGTGCTCGATCTCCCGCAGCAGTGGCTTCATGCCTTCGATCTTAGCTGCGAAGCTGGCACGAATCAGGCGACCACGGCGATAGTCACCCCCACCTAGACGGCCAAGGTGATCGTCACCAGCCCCATACAGCCACGCGTATTCAATTGTTTTGGTTTCCGGCCTGCTTACTTCAATGCCTACGGAATGCAGGATCTCCATAAACATAGAGTGGATGTCACCTGAATCGACGATCGCAGCGTAGCGACCACCGTCCCATCGCCCAAGGTAGTGGGCCAGCATCCGCTGCTCCAGACCAGACGCATCGCCGCCGATCAGCAGCATACCCGGCTCAGGCTTAAAGAGGCTGCGGATCTCCTTACCCCACGGCTTGCGTACACTGGTCGGGTTGCCAAGGTTGGGGCGCGAATGGCTACAGCGGTGGGTAATAGTACCGATGTGCATGGTCCGCGCATGGATGCGGCCATCCTTAACTAGGTTAAGATAGCTACCCCTTCCCTCTTCAAGGATACCGATGCGTGCATTAACAATGTACAACTCTGCTGCCCACTTGGCTTCTTCGTACATGTCTGCTAGTTGCAGCATGATCTCTTCCACCATCGCAGGCCGCTGCTTCCCATCATCAGTAAACTGTGAAGGGACCCAGCCATACTTAGATTGTAGACGCCGCGCAAGCTCCAGCCTTGAGCCGGGGTTGAACGGCTCCTCCCGGTAGTCTACCAGTTGGCCTTCTGAATTACGGCGCTGCGCTCGTTTACCTGTACGCTTGTTGATCGCGTACAGAATCTTCTTAGGCGGGAACGCCTTGGCAAGCTTAGCCTCTAGCTTTAACTTGCGTGGGTACAGTTGGGCCAGCAGGTCCTCGGCCCCGTCTACGTCGAAGCATACCCCCTGCTTACCTAGCGCCTCCATCTCAATCGAGAACGCCTGTTCGAGTTGAAGAGTAGTGAAGCCGTCCGCTTGAAATCGAGGCAGTCTAGGCTCCAAGTGTTTATACAAGGCAAGCGTGACTACCACATCTTGCTTACCATACACCAGCATCTCTTCATCTAGCTTGAGGAAGTCACCAGTGTAGTCACCCTTAGCTACTTCAAGTCTGTGTCCCCAGGCTCCGAGGCTGTGGCTTCCGGTGTGCCTTGCACACTCATGTCCTTTAGGCCAGCGAGAATAGTCTTTCTCGCGGAGGTCACTGTAGACAAGTCTTGAAGCGACGAGAGTATCAACCAACTCCGCGCTGTGTTTGAATCCACAGATCCATTCGAGGCGCGGCAAGTCAAAGCCTTGAATGTTGTGGCCGACAAGTTTCTTAGCTGACGCGAGACGTTGCAGCCCGTCTTCAATCGTACCAGTTCGTTCCAACTCAGGGTTGTCGTGGTACGCGCAGACTTTCTCTTCTTCATGTAGATCAATAAGAGTAATAAGCCAGAGGTGATCCGCCTCAGGTAGAGGAGTCGTCTCGATGTCGAAGATGATAGTCGAGTTTAGTTCGGATGTCATCGGCTGCTTCGCTTGGCGTCCCTTCATTTTCGATAGTGTAGTCTACGTACTTAAGTAGTTCAGTTGTGTTGCGTTCGCTGGCATGGTCGTTAACTGGACCAGAACCAGTGCGGCTCACGCCGAAGATAACACCACCGAAATTCCTGCGGACAAACGCAAGCTCATTCTCATATCGGATATCAGTGAAGACAGCATTCATCGGAACGCCAGCATTGTTTAGCTTGTTAATCCAATAGTCCTTATCTACCTCCCGCATGAACTGCCCGAGGTTCTGCAACTTCTCCCTAGTGTGGAATGAGTTGTCTCGCTTGTTGCGCTCCAGAACCCACAGGCTTTTCTGGTAGTGGGGGTCAAGCTCAAGCAACAGTTCCTTTACTGCGTCACCAAAAGCAAACCGTTGGTAGCCATACTTGTCGCATAGCTCTGCGGCAAGAGTATCCTTACCCGTATTCGGGTAGCCGACTAAGCCAACTACTGTCATTGCATGTCTGCCTCAGTGAAGTCATGCACTGACTGTAGTCTACCCGTCTCCATGTCAAACGACAGGTGACCCGCGGGTCCGGTTCGTCCAGAGTAGCGGTTCTTAAGTACACGCAGTGTGGAAATGTGGCGCTCCGTCTCGTCCGTCGCTTGCTGGTCACGCTCCAATCCAATCACCATGTCGCTAAGCTGGGCCAGCGCAGCCGAGCCACGCAGTTGAGACAGTGACACCATCGCCCCGTCTTCGTGCCCCTTACCTTGCGGTCGCTTCAGGTGGCTAACGAGGAACAGAGCAATGCCAGTCTCTTCCACAATCTTACGCAGCCGAGTCATGAGCGAGTCGATAGCCTTACGCTCATCGTCCACATCCATTGCGGATATAACAATACTAACGTGGTCCAGTACAATCACCTTAGTATCCAGACCCTTGGCAATGTAACGCAACAGCGCACACAGTTCGTCCGGGTCAGACCACGCGAACCCATCGAACACATAAAGCTTGTCGCCCCACTCCTTATGTGCAGCCTCGACAGCCTGTCTACTTTCATCGGAGTGGTCAGTGATGAGGGGCCTGCCAGCGTGGACAGTATAGATGCCGCGCACCGTCCGGTACGGATCCGCTTCGAGGGCTATGACTGCTACACTTTCCTCTTGCTTTAGACAGTGCGCGGCAATTTCATTACACAGTGTACTCTTACCTACGCCGGAACCAGCACACAACATTACTAGTTCACGGAACCGGATGCCTCCGGTCAGTTCGTTCAGATCATCGTAAGGGTACGGGCCAAGCTCAGCCACGTGGCGCTCAGTTGCCCGGCGCAGTAGCTCGTCACCATGCAGCAGGCTATCAGGTGTCCAGCGTGGGGCATCCCAAATAGCTCGATAAAGCTCGTCCCCTCGGTGGGCCTTGAGCATCTCGCATGGATCCTTGAGGGGCAGGCGAGCCACGCGCAGTCGGCCCGGCTCGATCAGGTCACGGCAGTCAGCCACTGCCTGCCGCCCCGCCTCGTCCTCGTCGAAGCAGAATACTACCTGCTCAAAGTTCTGAATCCATTTCAGATCTTTCTTAATGTACTTGCGTGCTTGCTGTGCGCCGTGCGGGACAGACACAACAGGGTACTTGTTACCAAAGACCTGACTAACGGCAAGCGTGTCAAGCTCACCCTCAGTGATAATTAGAATACGGTTCGCAGAACGAACGCGAGACTTACCCCAAAGACCGATAGCAGAACTATCACCGAGGGTACGAAAATCTTTTTTGCCTGTCTCAGGGTCTGCGAAGCGTAGCTTCTGAGCAACGACAGTACCTGTCGCATCCTCGAACGATGCAACCTGCACCTCCTTACCCTTCCAAACAGCGAAGCCGTAGCCATAACGTTCACAAGTTTTCTTTTCAATTCGTCTACTCCCAATCGGTCTGATGTCTACGCCAGAAATAAGCTTGCTCGTAGCGATAGGCATGAAGTCGTTCTCCGTTTGCTTAGTGTAACCAGTGCCTCCGGCGTGAGCCCCACACGAAAAGCAGTGACCCCCACCGCTGTCGTCAGTAGCCCAGCCTCGTCGCGCCCCGCAGTGGGGGCATGTCTCACGTTTGTTTTTTAAAGCCATAGTGTGCAATAGCTAGTGCGTCAGCCATGCCGTCGTGCGGCTTCTTGCTTCGCGGAGTTGCAAGCAAGTTAACAGTAGGGTACTGATGCCGTAGGAAAGCAATCGTACCTAACTTGTCGTGCTCGTAGTTAGCACCAAGCACGATCTTCTTCCAAGTCCGGGGAACTACGAGGATGTAGTCAGCAGACATAGCCCCAAGTATCCCAAGCAGTCCACCGTAGTTAGCCCCGAACTTAAACGTGGAGCTAACGCCTTGCCCAGTGAAGGCGTGAACCTTTTCAATTACAACTGTCGTCTTCTTGGCAGGTTCCCAATGGCTGAGGAGGCGGTACACTTTGTTCCAATCAATAGGCGTACCGTAGTGCGCCGCCTCCTCGGCGTCATGTCTTGGCATCGGCCACACATCAATAGATCCCGGCGTGATTCGTGCTAACCCACCACGCTGGCCGGGGTCGATGCCAATGTAATTCAATCCCCGAAGTCGGACAGCGCCGCCTCGTCTGCGTCCATGACGTAACCATCAGCGGTCACGCCAGAGAAGTCCTCAATCGGAGACGACTCACGCCAGACAGGATTGTGGATCTGCACAGCACGCAGCGCCCACGTGATTCCAAAGATGCCAGACATGTAGTAAGCCTTAGCATCAAAGCTCACAACCATTTCAGTCCCCCGACCTAGGCGAGTAGTCTTATCGACAGGCAGGCGGTTACCCTGCGTGTCAACTACAGGCACATCAACAGGGAACAGACGCCCGTCCTTCTGCTTGCGGTGTGCTTTAGTATTGAACTTGAAGAGGAGGTTACCAGTTTCATTACCGTCGCGGTCCTCTTCGTTCTTCATTGGAATCAAAGGCTCACGGCGTTGCAGTTTCTTTTTACCGGAGGCGTCGAGGTACTCTTGGTAAAGCTCCTCAGCCATAGCTTCCATAGTAATACGGAAGTCAGTAACTTCGTCAGGGTCAGCGGATAGTGACACACTGTATCCACCCTCTTTGTCGTCTGAGTTATAGAACTTAGGTTCACCCAGCGTCAGGTAGAACGCGCGGAGTTTAGGAGTAAAGAGTTTCTGTCGTTGAACGTAAATGCGGCCAGCCATGCTATGCGAAGAAGTAAGTTGATGCGGTGAGTTGGTTGATGTCAAGACTACCCGGCAGCGGTGCATCAGGTAGCTGTGTACTAGGAGCTAGTGTAGTTTGCACTTCGTGCTTAAGCTTTGCAAGCAAGTCGTCACTAAAAATTTCACGATAGACATTTCGTAGACAACGATTCATTTGCGGAATGTAGTGAGCGTGACACCCGAAGCTATCATGAATCATCATGAAGTCCGTAACGCCTAGCTCAGCCATCTTGTTTACAGTAAGAGTAGCGGCGGCGGCATCAAGTGAGTGGATGTAGTTAGGACAGAAACCGTTGGCTGACTTACGGCGATCAACCTGATCGCTCCAGTCCCGCAGGTACACCTTTACTTTACGTTGCGCCTGCACCTCAACCGTGCGAGCCGTTGACTTACAGTAGTTCTGTTTGATGCGGAGGCCAGTCGGTGCCGTCCAAGTTAGATGAACGTTCTGCTTGCTGGCTTCGTCCGCTAGTTCTCTCATCCACGCCATCGCTTGGCTTGCCGCAGAAACCGTTAACGAAAGTGCCTCCGAAATTTTTTGGGCCAAAAAATACGTGGCCTTGTAGGTGGAGCGTGGCGGGAAGGGTGCCGGGTCGAGCCGCTGGTTGCGGACAATATCGTAGTACCATTCACTGACGTAGTGCTGCCTGCTGTACATCGTTGACGAGTACACATCAGTCATGACTACTTTCTTTGTAGCTTTGCGCGGTAGGCTACCGTTGCATAGGTTGAGCCAAGCGACAGCTAGATCCTTATCCTTACTGTTGCTGCCTGCTACCTGCCGCAGTAGCTCGGTCGTCCGGTCAGCCACGTCTTGGTAGATATCACTCGGCTGATCCTGCGCTACAATATTAGTAGCCTTACCGCCCACCGGGTCACGCAGTAGTAGGCTGTAGATCTGAAGCCCGTTGTTACTACCATCAACAGAGATAGGCAGGCGGCTCAGGTGCCCCGGCTGCGGGTTGGCAAGGAAGGGCGCTGCTTCAAGACACCACGATAGGAACAGCCACGGCTTGTCGGCTGAAGTCCACCACCTATTCTCAATAGGATCGTTGTATACCTCTTGGATCTTACTCTTGTTCTGGATGCACCACCGCACCCGCTCGCGCAGGCTAACCTTATCGTAGCCGTAGCAGTTGGCACCATGAGCTAAGTACCAGTCCGCTGCTTCTTTTGTTTCAAGGGGGAGTGACTTCGAGAAGCAACACAGTGCTCGCTGAATGTCATCGCCTTGATAGTTGAGCGCCGAGGTAGTCGGATAGATGCGGCCACGAAAGTCAATGCCATGAACAAGGCAATGATAATCTCTTTTGGAATAGAAGTCCGCAAGGAACAGCAGCCTGCCGTACTGCGCCCGGCGCATATCCCAATCTTGGATATCCCGGTGGTACTGGCGCATGGCGTTGGCGTAGTGTCGCCAGTCTGCGCCGCCTGCCTCACGCACATCGTCGCCGGGATAGGTTGGCTTGCTCGGCGGCTCGCTCGTCGGTAGCTCAAGGCTATCGTCGAGCCAGCCCGCAGTCACGGCTTCGCGCAGCACCTCCAGCACATCGGTATTCACTACCCACTTCGTTCGTTGAAGTGTGTTAATAGCAGAGAACACAGGAGCGCAGTCGCTATCCTTCATTGCTTCTAGTTGCGATGAAGCATAGGTGCTCATGATCGGACGGCGGTACGCTGCGTTATCGTAGAATCCACCATCGTACATACCAGTCCAGTCATTTAACTCAGAGACAGGTAGATGTAGTGGAGTAACCTCAGTGTATAGTTCTTCGATACGCTCGATCTGTTTGGAGAACTCCAGCGTAAACCGTAGGTACGATTTGTTTTTGTTTCGCCCGCGCTGTTGGAAGTCAGTGATCTGGTTTACTTCAAACACATCCGGGCAAGAGGATAGCAGTAGCTCAAGGAGCACAGTGCCTGCAACGTCTGCCTCCTCCTTAGTAATAACATCTTGATACGGCTCGTCTGCTGTTAGCCTGATGTTACTTAGAAGCTTTTCGAAATCAGCACGGCTCTTACGTTTCACATCATTCAAGTATCCCTTGACTGATGCGAACATCTTAGGATTAGCTACGGCGTGAGCAGTGAGCCGCAAGTGGCTATGAATATTCTGCCCGATCTTCCTGCGTAGCTCAGTAACACGGTGCGTCCGCTCACTAGCGATAGCGTTGACCGCTGTCTCGATGCTAATGGCGGACGCACTGTGCGGCGATAGTTTAGACAGAACTTCTTGAGCCCGCTGCCTAGGGCTAACACCCGTCTTGCGGCGAAGTGTCTTAGCTTTGAGGTAGGCTTGAATAGAAATGATATGGCGTCGGCTAATCTCTTTGATGATAGCTGCGCCGGGACCAGTGGACGAGAACTGCCCACTGGTCTTCATCTTCTCTAACCTACCACGCCCATCGACACAGCGCATGTCGTAGGCCAGTTGATAGATGTCACGGTCTACCTCAGAGTAAGTCAAATAACCTCCTTCACCTTCTCAAAATCCTCATCCATAACGTGGGCATACTGCATCGTAGTCTGAATGTTTGTGTGACCTAGCACACGCTGCACTACGTGGATGGGTACACCGTTACGCAGTAGCTTAGTTGCATAGCTGTGTCGTAGCTGGTACGGGGTCAGGTCCGATCCAATCTCTTGACGGACGGCGGTGTTCCACACTGTACGCAGGTTACTAACTTCTCTAGGTAGGAACAGGTGATCGTCTTTAGTTAGATGATTGAAGTCGATGTGATGGATAAGAGCAGTAGACAGATGCAGGTTCAGCGGGCACTTACGTTTAATCTCATAGCCACCCTTCTTGGCGGATACCGTCAACGTACCGCGCAAGGTGTCGAGGTCGCGCCGTCGTAGCTGCAACAGTTCGGAGCCGAAGCCGCGGAGACCTAAGCCACTAACAAGATCAAACATAAGTAGCAGAGTTGCGTCATGCCGCTCATAGATAGAACGAATCTGTTTGATCTGATCTTCGGGAATGATGTCCCGGCGCAGCACTTGAACCCGCGGCGGGTCCACGAATAGTTGCGAGTCTAGCTCGCCGTAGCGTTGGCCTGTTCTTACCATAGATTTAAATACATTAGCGACACGGCGTGCCGTTGTTGGGTTTTGCCAGAGGCGTTGGATAAGCAGAACACAGTCGTCGATAGCACGCTGGTCTACTACACTTGGATTAAACTTACCGAGGATCTTAGTCATCTGCGAGTGCATCGAGCACTGATGATCTGATCTCCTCCACTTTGTTTCGACTGCTAGTTGCAGTGCTTTCTCAAGGGGTTTCATTTTGGATAGTTACATTTTCTAGTATCCATCGGCACCATAGGAAGATCTTCCGTGCCTCTTCTTCAGAGTCAAAGTAACCAAGGGATACAGTCTCACCGCTGCGGGTAATGGTGGAGTGCCACATACCCGCAGCTTTGTCATAGTAGTAGTTACTCTTAAGACTTGAACGCGCCATACAAAGTCTTAAAGAACCACAGCAGCACAGCTAGATATAAGACAGAGAACACAATCTCAAACATCGTGCTTGTACCTCCGCTCATCTTCTTCTACTTCCCACCGTTCCCATTCAGTACAAGCGTAGGTATCGCAAGCAACACGTAGCTCCTCCGCGGTTACCGGGAACGGTAGATCATGGTCATCCCGCCAGCCTTTAACGTGGCGGGTAGCGCACTCGAACAGATCATCATCTGATTTATGTTCGGGGTGGTCAGCGCGTAGCATCGGCAGGTTAACAGATGCGTGCCTCAGTAGTGCCATCAAACGTGCCACTACTACCTCGTTGTATTGCTTAACCACGGCGGCGGAAGACCGGGCGCAGCGGGTGGCAGGGCTGGACTAGATCACAGTCTACCGCGTTAGCGATATGCTTCATGATCTTATTGGCGGTCCAGCTATCATGCGCCGCCCAGATGTGTGAGGTTTTCAGTAGCTGTTTAACTGTGTGCTCCTCGCTGATGGTTAGTTCAGGAGTATCAATGTGCATGGTCAGGGGTTGGGTAGTCATAGTTATTTCTCCTCGTTCCAGAAGTCGTTGATGATTTCGTCAGGTGCATTGAGTAGCACCATTTCATTTAGAGTGTGAGCAACACGGAGCAGGTCGCGCCGCGTGCATCGGTTCATAACAAAGTTTCTATAGGTGATAAGCAGTCTACGTTTATCTTTGTTGCTTAGCTTGCGGATGTCGGGGACGACCGCATCTACGAAGCCTAGCATATCGAATGGCTTGGCTTCAAGACCAAAGTCAAAACGCGGACGCGGCTCGGCTTCATCGTGCATCGTAATACTTGCGGTGTTCAAAGACTCGACAGTACAAACACAGTTGAACTATCTCACCGTCTAGCTCTACCTCCTCGACAAAGCTGGGGAGGCGCTCCATTACGATAGCGTACTGCTTCTCGCACTGCTCGCAATAGTCAGTCGGCACTTTCTTGTCCCCGTTTCTCGTCGGGTTGGAAGATGAATTCAATGAGTACATGGCTGATTGATTCTAGTTCTGAGTCGTTGAAGTTTGCGTAGTTAATAAGGTACGGGTCGAGACGTTCGGACAGGAACTCACTTTCGTCGATAAGATCACGAAGGGGAACCTGCATTCGGACTGCATCTTTCATATCAGTTTTTGCGGGGAGAGGTAACAGAGCCAAGCATCTGGCGCAGCGGACCCGGACCATCACCAGCCCACGCTCGCATACCAGTGTCTTCAATCTCAAAGCCAAGCACACGCTCGGCTTCTTCTTTACAGTGATTATAGAATAGGTTCATGAGTAGCTCGGCACCCGTGTCAGGGTCAGGGCCTAGCCACAGTTCAAAGTATTTTACTCCTCGTTTCGTTTTTGATTCGATGTTGCTGAAGCCCCACTGTTGAAGAACCTTAGGAGTAAGGTAGAAGATAAGGGACGAAGGGATCTGAACGCTTTCGCTTTGTTTAGTCATGGTTAGTAGTAGTAGTTTTCCGAATGATAAGTGCGAGGGGTGAGATAGAACTACCGCACTCCGTTGCAGGGTACTCACACCAGATGTGAGTAGTACCCATCCAGGCATTACGTCTTCCGCCCACCAAGAACTGATCTCCCTTTTGAATCTCGCCCGCCTCAATGACAGAGAAACCATCAGGTATAACCACCTCGACATCACGTACTTTGGTTTTGATAATCATAGTTAGTACCGAACTACACCCGTTCGGTGAGGGTGGAAGGTGCCGGGTACTAGGCCCCCGGCGGGGCACGTGACTCAGCTAGACAGGGCGAGACTCATCTGCTCTTGCAGTTGAGCCTTACGCTTACTGTTAACAGAGCGTGGATCGAATCGCTGAGAGGCACGGTCCACGACCTTAGGCATGTCGAAGTCCATGTACTCAGTGACCGCATTCCACACACCGTAAGCAGTACCCTTAGTTGCACTGGTCTGGCAGGTCTTGGAGTTTAGCACGCGGCTAATCTCCTGACCGAAGGCCATCTTAGCACGTAGCCAGCGGGTCTTCTTCTTATCGTCGGCATCCTTAGCAGGCTCAGGGCGCAGCAGGCTGAATGAATTGTTAACCAATCCGTTCAGTTCCTTGCCAGTAAGATTCTTCCAGCCAGCCATGCGGCGGCAGAAGTCCTCGAACTCTTGGCGTTCCTGATTGCCTGCATTGAAGGAGTCAGCAAACAGATCAAGTCGGAAGCTTAGCGAACCAGTATGTTTAGCAGTGAACAGTGAGCCACCCTTACGGGCCTCGCCAACCATCTGCGTATACATGTTGTCGCATTCAGGACGACGGGCGGAACCGAAGACTTCGATACCTTTACCGCCGTGACCTGCTCCGAAGTTCTGATTAAACTCCATCTTATCGCCGTCGATATTGAACCCGCCAACACGGAAGCTAAGGAAGCCACGCTTACCATTGGCAAGCGAGACCAGAGCATCGGGGTCAGCGAAGTCGTAGTGCTCAATGATTCTTTCAGCAAAGTCCAGTAGCTCGACGTACTGGAACACTTCGTAACGATCACCGACAGTAGCATAGTAGTTATGCGAACCGTCATCGTTAGAACGAACCAGACCGTACTCGTTACCAGCGCGTTGCCCGTTAGACAGGAACAGTTCCTGTTTCTCTACCTCAAAGTTGAGGCCAGACAAAGCGAACGCTTCGCGCACTGTAGTGCCGGGCTCGATAACAGTACCGAGGCCATGCCAAGCGGGACGGGAAAGGTAAGCACCATTTTCGACGTTAGCAGTCATAGTAGTTTTCTCTAGTTGTCAGAGATGGGTAAGCGCCAGCAGTTAACCGGGCCAGCGATCCGGTGTACGGACGGTAGGTAAGATAACCTACCGACAGGGAGAGTCAAGTCTGCTTCCCTGATTTTATATCAGTCGAGTAGGGCAACGGACCAGAAGCCGAAGTCGGAACCATCGCCGGGGTGCGCGCCGAAGTAGTAACCCTCCGGAGCCAAGACTTCGAGGTCGTCCATGAGACTGTTGATCTCCTCAACCCAACAGTCTTCGGGAACATCGGACAGTCTCTCACTGTACCCTTGCACCTTGTCCGGAGACAGCATCTCCAGTACGGAACGGAACAAGGGATACAGGTGCTCGGTGTTAAGGGTTCCACCGATGAGGGTGCGGTTACACAGTTCGTTGATTTGGATCGTCATATCAGTAGCCTTTGAAGTAGTCGCGGATAAGTCGGTAAGGTTTGGTGATTTGATACCACGCAGTGTGATACCAACGTTGGGCAGTAGCATCTAGCACTAGCTTATGTACTGCATTGACTAGAGTTACTAGTTGATCGTGCCGTTTAAGTTGCTCGTTAAGTTTACGGTTAAGTTCATCGAGTCTATCAGGTGCGTCGAGAACTTCAGTAACCATATGAGTCTCTAGGTAGTTATCAACAGCATCTGTAATGCTGTCTTTGATATCGGCATACCGTACTAGATCAGCGGCAATATCATCAGAGTCTGGTAGGTATTCCGTTAGATCCCAAGTAGATAGCTCGCTACTAACTACCTCTTCGAAGCAGTAGTCATTAATGCTACGCTCTACAGACTCATCTAGTTTATCGGATACAACAGAGTTGATGATTTCTAGTAGTTGATCCGACCCGATGTTGTCAGTTTCGATAGTGATTTTGTTAGTCATTTGATTACTCTTCAAGTGCAAGGGTTACAGCTTTGTCGAAGTCACTACGGAAGATGCGCTGCATCTTAGAGCGTGTCTCTCTAAGCAAGTTGTAAGTATCAACCGCATCGGCGGGGTGCATATCGCAACCCATATCATCGCACCATTCTCTAAAGGTTAGCTCTGGATCTATGCTAGCGTCTAGCAGTAGCGAGCAGACTAGATCTTTAGTGCTCGGCTTATACTTAAGGCGTTCTCGTTCTAGTACGCCTACATTGTAGACCGTTGGGCTCATACCATACTTGTAACTAGGCAGATGCCCAAAGCCTACACTGTAGTTGCCAGTGATACCGCCGTGGTCTGCCGATAGTGTATAGGCAAAGTGCATTGGACGGCTATAGTGGTGACCATCATATTTGCATAGGCCGTCACTACGCTCTTCGATAAGCGTAACACCTGATGTAATACCATAGCGGTCGATAAGAGTTTCGAGTGTGTTTGTGTCAGTCATTAGACAATCTCGTCGAGTAGATCCCAGACTTTTAGTTTCAGTTTATCGGACATGCAAGTACCAGCAGCCTCGCCTAGTTCTTGCCATTCGAAGTGGAAGTCCCATACCATTGAATTGGTAAACTTGTAGACAAGCTTATCGCCTACCCACTCTTCAGTGTCAGGTAGTTTGGGTGCGTAACCTCTTTCAGTAAAGAAGTCCCAGGAGTTGTATTCGTCTTGCGTTAGAGTTAGTTTGTACACTTTGCTAGGTAGGTAGAAGAAGCCGTCCATTAGTTAATCTCTTTTTCTTTAAGTAGCCTATCGCACTCGTTCAAGTAGTTACACAGCATATTCTCAGCCCTACGGTAATGAGGTAGTGCTTTCGCTGCCTCTTTCTGCCAGTCGGTAACTTGGCGCGACGCCCAATCATAAGTACTTTCCCATTCGTTACACGTTTGTTGCAGTTGGTCAATCTTAGCTTGTTGCTCTTTAGTGTACTTGTTGTAGTTAGGCATCAGATGAAGAACGTTAGGGAGAGGAGCAAGGCGATCACAATGAGGTCACCGATGAAGTCTTTAGTATTGTCAGTCATTCCAAATTACGTCCCGGATAAGGCATCCCTTAGAGTCTACGCCCGGTTGCATACCATCAAGGCAGCGTTGCAGCCTACGCACTAGGAACTCAATATCCTTAGTGAATAGTGTAAGGGAGCCGAATTGATCCTGTTTGCCGGGATCTTTAGTAACCCATTCGAGGGTAAGGCAATCAGAATACTTACCGTAAGCCTTGTTGATTCGGACGTTGTTAACGCTGTGGAGGTTGATATCCATTGTAGTTAGGTTTGGCTAAGTGTTAGTGTTATCAGGCAGGGATGAACTCGTAGTCGTGGTTACCGTACGAGATAACCTTACCGTGTACCGCTAGATCGCCGCGGACTAGACTAGGCTTTACGCTTTTGCGATGCGTACCACTACCGACTCGGATATAGCCGTCGTTAGTGAACTTGAAAGTCTTCCATTTGAAGACGATACCATACTCGTCCAACAAAGCGACTCGACCGCGAAGAATGCCGTCTGCAATCGTTTGGCTGTGTGCAGTGGTAGTCACACCGTTACGTACTTGTAGTGCCATAGTAAGCTCCTTTTGTTATGCGTTAGTGAATCAGTCGCAGTAGGCCATACCGATGGAATAGATGCGCGAGCCATCGTTATAGGTATACATCTTGCCCATGATGTTAAGATCAGTGCGCTCAGTCCACGCAGCATCCATATCATGAGCAAAGTCAGGGATGCTAATGGGTTGGCAAGGCTTATTCCAATCTGCGTCAACGTAGATGGGAGAGGATTCTACCATACCCATAAAAGCCTGCACCGTATGCATAAAGTGCTCCTTATAGCACTCGTCCGCAGTATCGCATTCGAGCACTTGTCCCGTAGTACTATCCAACACAATACGCCAAGCGTAAGAGGGAAGGCTAGTAAGTTGGTACTGTTCTTGGTAAGTCTGCATAATTTTCTCTAGTTTTGTTGTTAGCTTTGTATGAACCCCAAAGCGATAGGGTGAAGTCCGGTTGCCAGTCCCAATCGACCCGATAGTTTGGAAGGCTATCGTTAGGCTTTAGACTGTCGCAAGGGGTTACCACTCCCGCGACTCGCTGACCGTTAGCAGCGACACTAGTTTATTCGGTAGGCTTACCCAGCCGCCGTCACTAGTAACATCAGGCCCCAAAAAAGGTTGTTCGATAGTAGTTAGGCAGTACTAACTACTAACAGGCGTTCGAGTTGTTAATGAAACAAGTAGCCCTATTGCTACTTGCCATCCAATCGGGTTACTTGCGAAACCGTAGGGGTAAACCCCTAGGCCAGATCTGCCACGAATGAATGCGGGTATTCCCTTATCCGCCAGTGCCTCGGCCTAGCGGGACCCCAACGTCGGCAACTAGGGGTAAACCCCTATCTGGCCTCGGCTGGCATGTGGGTCCACCGATGGCGCGACGTAGGCGCTGGCGGTCGCGATATCGCATCGCTACGTCGCGCCGTTCCCGCCAGCCGAGGATGCCGGGAGCGTCGCTTGCCAGCGCCTCGGTAGCCGAGGCACGTGGACCCGCCAGCCGAGGCGCTGGCCTCGGTCGCGGGACAGGAACAGGAAGAGAAAGAGCCGGGACGCCACGAGGGCAGCCCCACCCTTAGCGGAATGAAAGAAGGGAAACGCGCGCGATGGGCGTCGTAAACCCTTGTCAAATAAGGACTTATGTCGCCTCTCCCCCGATGTGCGAATAGCGGTACCCGATCCGCCATGCCGTCATAAGTCGTTACGGGACAAGGGTTTAGGAGTGCAAATTTTCGTATAAGTACGTTCCCCTAAGTGTTTTCAGCCTACGCCACTAGGTAGATACCCTGAGGAATGCCGTAAGTCCTTGCACTGTAACGACTTACGACGACACTACGACCCCTAGGTAATGGGCCTAGTACCTATACA